CCTGACGGTGTTCCAGCGCACGCCGAACTTCTGCGTGCCTGCGCGCAACGGCAGTGTCGATCCGCAGGTGACCAAGGCGCGCAAGGCCGATTACGACGCGGTCCGCCAGCGCATCAAGAATTCGTTTTTCGGCTTCGAGCTGAACTTCGTACAGAAGTCGGTGCTCGAGACAACACCCGAGGAACGTGAGCAGGAGTTCGACAAGATGTGGGACGCCGGCGGCTTCGCGTTCTGGCTGGGCAACTATCAGGACATGTTCTTTTCCAAGGAGGCGAACGATGTCATTGCCGACTACCTCAAGCGCAAGATCCGCTCGATCGTCAACGACCCGGCGACCGCCGAAAAGTTGACCCCCAAGACTTACCCCTACGGCACCAAGCGCCAGCCACTGGACACCAACTACTTCGAGACCTTCAACAAGAAGAACGTGGCGCTGGTGGATGCGAGCGCCGACGGCCCAATCGAGGAGATCACCCCGAACGGCATACGCGCGGGCGGCAGGGAGTACCCGCTCGACATTATCGTCATCGCCACCGGCTTCGACGCGCTGACCGGCCCGCTGAAGAAACTGGGCATCAAGGGGCGCGGCGGTAGGGCGCTGGCGCAGGAGTGGGAGGACGGCCCGCAGACCTACCTCGGCCTGGCTATGGCCGGCTACCCGAACCTGTTCACGATCACCGGCCCGCAGAGCCCCTCGGTGCTGTCGAACATGCCGGTGTCGATCGAGCAGCACGTCGAGTGGATCGCCGAATGCATCGCCCACATGCGAAGAAACAAGCTTGCAACGATCGAGGCGACGCCGCAGGCGCAAGACGCGTGGGGCGCCCATGTCGCCGAGGTCGTGAACTCGACCCTGATGCCCGTCGCCAATTCCTGGTACATGGGAGCCAATATCGCCGGCAAGGCGCGCCGCTTCTTGCCTTACCTCGGCCCGGAAGGCGTCGGCGGGTATCGCAGGAAGTGCGCCGAGGTCGCCGAAAAGGGCTACGAGGGCTTCGCGTTCGCGAGCCAAGGTCAGGGCGGGACCGTGCACACAATTGCGGCCGAATGAACTTGACGAGCCTTGACCGGGAGCTGCGTCCAATGTCGCGACTCCCGGCATGGCAGTCGCCGAAAAGCTCGGGCGCACGTCGAGGACTTTGCGGGAAGCTCACGGGTTCGCGCGCCCGGGAGCCTCGATGACCGCTTGGGGTCCAAATGCGAAATACTCAACCTGAGCAAAGGTTTTCCGCTGTTCCACAAATACCGGACTTCTTCGGCGGATTACGATTCGGGTTCGTGGATGCAGCATTCCAAATCCATCATTATGCGAATTCCCGACTTCTAGAAACGGCCGCCTTAAACCGATAGATTGACACCCGACGAGAGGGTGCCCCATGGACTCGAGGCCGGTTACGCTTGGCGATTGGTACAAAATCCTAAAGCTCGAGGATTACAGCGACGCCGCGACCCACCTAAGCAAGCAAAAAGCTCCCACGGAGTGGCTGTCGACCTATCTTTTACAGTGGGCTCCAGAAGTAATAACGCAACGCGAACTGACAAACGCAAACGTCAGTCGGGAATATATTATGAGCAGGTTGGCTGGCATTGAGGCAGCTGCGAGCCAACTAGCCGATCTCTTGGAAGATCGAGCCGTTATGAAATTTCTGCAAATGCCTCCTCATCGGCCGTTCCAAAGTGAGCTTGGAACGAAGGTCTTTATTGGTGAGATCCTCGTACGTGCGCACGACGCTGCAACTTCGCCGGTCCTAATGAGAGGAGACGGGAGAGAAAACAGCGGTGCCGGCAAGGCGATCACGTCAAATGAAGTGAACCCAAAGCAGCTCTGTGCCGCTATTGTTGCTGAGGCTTGGCACACGCTGCACGGCTCGTATCCGATCGCCTCCAAATTCGCTGCGGCAGCCGCGTCAGCTTATTGGGTTGCAACTGGCGGAACATTGGAGAGAAGCGTTGGGTCTGGTCCGGTTGGCATGTGGCGCAATTACTTTGATGACCTACGCGACGAACAGGTTCTCTGGGGAAAGCGCAAAGAAATGAAACGTCAACTATTTTCTTGGGCTCAACAGTGAGTTTTCCACTGCGTTGAATATGGACCATCTTCCTCACTATAGAACTCGATATATCTAAAACAAAACGTGACGCATCCTTCCACGCATTAAAGACAACGTGGTTGGGATCGATGAGCGAAATAATCGGTAATTCTGCGGTTCAGCTCGGCTCGGCCCCACGATTGGAGCGACGACCTGTTGACGAAGTAAAGCCGCACCCGCACCACGCGCGTAAGCCAAACCGACAGCAACGCCGGAAGCTCGAAGTAAGTTTTCGCAAGTTCGGCGAAAATGCTCCGATCTTGGTCGATCGTCAGGGCTTCATCGTCGGGGGACATTCTCGCTTCGAAGCGCTCAAGGCCCTAGGCCGCACGCATGTCTGGGTTCTTGTCCTCGACCACCTCAACGAGGCGCAGGCCCGCGGGTACATGCTGGCCGATAATAAAATTGCCGAATTTTCCGGCTGGGACGAGAGAAAACTTGCAACTGAAGTTAGCAACCTAATCGAAATCGTCGATGATTTTGAGATCGAAGACACTGGTTTCGATACGGGCGAAATCGACTTGATCCTGCAAGGTCTCGATGCCACCGATCCAGATAAACAAGATGAGTTCGAACCTCGAACTGGCCAAGCTGTATCTGTTATCGACGATCTCTGGTCGCTGGGAATTCACCGTCTTTTATGTGCCGACGCACGGGCTGCGGCATCCTACAAATTCTTGATGAATGGCGAAACCGCCGCCGCCGTTTTCACCGATCCGCCATACAACGTTCGAATCAATGGCCACGTCACGGGTAAAGGCGCGCAAACCCATCGGGAATTCCCATTCGCTTCCGGAGAACTGAGCGAGACAGAATTTAGGGAATTCCTGTGTTGCATCCTTACGTCGTTAAGTGAGCATTCAAGCGCCGGCGCATTAATGTACCTCTGCATAGACTGGCGTCATCTGTGGGAGATTTTAAGCGCTGGCCGCGCGGTCAACGTACCACTCATCAATTTTTGCATCTGGGCCAAAACTAATGCGGGCATGGGTTCGCTCTACCGATCAAGCCATGAACTCATTCCAGTGTTCAAGAATGGCACCGCGGCGCACATCAACAATGTTCAATTAGGCCGCCACGGCCGAAACCGATCGAACGTTTGGGAATACCCAGGCGCCAACACGTTTCCGCGCAAGGGGCAGTCGCGTGGTCTCAACTATCACCCGACTGTCAAGCCGCTAGCATTGGTGGCTGATGCGATACTCGATTGCACGAGACGCGACGATATAGTGCTTGATCCTTTCATGGGCGCGGGCACAACGATACTCGCGTCTGAGCGCACAGGCCGTCGCGGCTTCGGGATAGAGCTAGATCCGCTTTATATCGACACAACCATTGACCGCTGGCAGCGTATGACGGGCCAAACGGCCACAAATCAGCATGGACAGACTTTTGCCGAGGCTGCAGCGGCGCGAGGTGGCGCCCTATGAAGCCCCACGAGGAGCGAGACTATGCAATCGGCTACGGGAAGCCGCCCCCGAACCAATGGAAAAAGGGCCAGACTGGTAATCCAATGCGCAAACGACCTCCACCAATGGAATCAGATCTGGCGATGATTGACCGTCATCTTATGGCGCGAACGACACTGACTTTTCAAGGCGAGAAGCGATCGATGACCAAGTTGGAGGCGTTGGCGCTTCGGGTCTCCAATATGGAGATCGCCGGTAATCCTGGCGCAACGAGGCTCCGCTTACGACTTGAAAAGCTTGATCGCACCGCATTGTCTGGCGGTGTCGAAATTCGATTTGAAGACAATGATTACACGCAGAACCTTGCGCCATCGAACGACAGGGACGAGGGCAAATGAGCTACGGTTCACCTCCCATCCATACTAGATTTAAGCCGGGGCAATCGGGCAATTTAAAAGGCCGCCCAAAAAAGGATTCAAAACAGTTCCCCGAGCTGATCGACGGTATATTCGAAAGCGACGTCGAGTACGTCGAAGACGGCCGGAGAAAATCACTATCTCGCAAAGAACTTGCTGTGAAGCAGCACATTCAAAAAGGAATCCGCGGCAACCTGGCCAATATTGCGGCACTCCTTGATATGCGCGATGAAGCGAAGAAATCGAGCCGCGCAAAGCCAAGGATCATCATCGAGAACTGGGTGCCGGATCGACCAGGGCAGACGGGCGAGCAAAAATCGCGCGAGACCGCTGCGGCCCGCGCTCAAGAGCGGGGTGCCACGAGCGGCACAGGCGAACCTAACGGTGTTCAACTCGAAGGTCCATCACCATGAACGCAAGGCAGGACGAAACATCTGGCGTCATTCGATTGCGCTTAAGTCCCATGCATTCCGGGCAGATCAAGGCCTTTCGGGCTCTCCTGGCACCTCGTCGCAAAATTCTGCGCGCAGGACGTCGATGGGGCAAGACCGAGTTCGCTAAAAATTGGATATCCCAAGGCTTGATCCAAGGCCAGCGCGTGGCATGGTTTGCGCCGCAGAACAGAACATGGGCCGAGATCTACACAGACATAGGTCAAACCCTCAGGCCGATCATCAGTAGGCAGTCCAAGAGCTCCGGCGTCATTCGAACGATCACAGATGGACGTCTGGATTTCTGGACCCTCGAAAATTCGATTGCGGGACGTGGCCGGGGGTATCATCGCATCGTTATCGACGAGGCCGCCTTCGCGAAGGATGGCGACAATAAAACCGACGGATCCACGATGGCCATTTTTGAGACAGCCATCCTTCCGACTTTGTATGACTATAGCGGGGAGATTTTGATCTGCTCGAATTCAGCCGGAAAGGACCCAGACAACTTCTTCTACAATATCTGCACGGATTCTCAATACGGTTTCCATCAATACCACGCGCCTACGATGGACAATCCGCTGCTGCCTAAACGCGAGCCGAACGAGAGCGCCGAGGCTTGGCTTGAACGCAGGGACCATCTGCTCGCTGAGCTCAAGAAAGATAACGATCCCTTGGTTTATGCGCAGGAATATTTAGCCGAATTTGTCGATTGGGCAGGCGTCGCCTTCTTTGGCCGCGAAAAGCTTCTTGTTAACAATCAACCCGTCCCCTACCCCACCTTTTGTGACGGCGTATTCGCCGTGATCGATACCGCGTCGAAAACCGGCACGGATAACGACGCCACGGGGGTCACCTACTTCGCCATCAGCAAGCACCACGGCATTCCTCTCACGATCCTCGACTGGGACATTGTTCAGATCGAAGGCGCCACCTTAGAGACATGGTTGCCATCCGTGTTCAGCCGGCTTGAGGAACTTTCGACGATATGCCGCGCGCGCTTCGGATCGGCGGGCGCTTGGATTGAAGACAAGAACTCGGGAACCATCCTTCTGCAGCAGGCGGGCAACCGCGGACTGATGGCGAACTCAATCGAATCTAAACTCACCTCCATGGGCAAAGACGAGCGGGCGTTTTCTGCCTCCCGTTACGTGCACCGAGGTGACGTCAAATATTCGGAGCCCGCGTTCAACAAAATTTCGGTCTACAAACGAAAGTCGCGAAATCACCTCATGGAACAAGTCGAGAGTTTTCGTATCGGAGACAAGAAAAGCGACCGTGAAGACGACCTTCTCGACACCTTTTGTTATGGGATCGCACTCGCCCTCGGCAATAAGGAGGGAATCTGACCTTGGGGGAAGCCGCAGTCATTTGTGGCCAAGTATGAGGGTGGCGAACGCCGCATCGATTTGATTGAATTTATCGCGATCGTGCGGGCTGTAGGGGGCAATCGGGTAAGACTATTCCGGGAGTTCGTCGCGGGCGAACCCCAGACCAAATCAGGCCGCAAAGGTCCTGCCAAATAGCCCTTTGCACGGCCATTCCCGGCCATTTCGTCGCTCGCTTTTGGCCCGAGAACTTCGTGATCCAGATGGCCTGATAAGAGCCACAAGATTGCTCCGGTTCTGCTCGACTGGCCGGGCCTGTGGAGCGTTACTGTCCCCCGCAACGGGAGGACAGCGTGGATCGCGCAATAGCCGAAAAGACCATCACCATCATTCTTACGGAGATTCATCTTCGGCTGGACGAGGCGACGCGCATCGCCAAGGCTGCCGAAGCCTGTGCACTAGCCGGCAGCATCACCGAAGGCGTGACGGTCTCCATGGACGTCGAACAGATCCTCTATGAGACCGGGCGACTGCAAGACGCAGCCTCGCTGCTCAACAGGCTTTCCAGAGAATAACGATCGGCTCCGCTTTCCTCGGCTCACCGCCCCGCCCAATCGGCGGGGCCGTGTCAGTGGCAGCACATGATACTGTCGCCAACCTGAGGAAAGTTAGATGGCCACCACCAAACCTAAATCGACCTCCGCGAGGTCCGCTCGCAAGACCTCAACTTCAAAAAATAGCCCCGCGAAGAAGCGCGCTGCCACCAATTCGAAGGTCGCTAATGTGGCAAAATCCGCGTCGCCGAAACCGACGCCAGCCACGAAGTTGCCAGCTTCATCCAAGCAGGAGACCGTGCTGGGAATGTTGCGGCAGCCGAAAGGCGCCACGATCGCGGCGATCATGAAGGCAACCGACTGGCAGCAGCATTCGGTGCGTGGCTTCTTCGCGGGCGTGGTCAAGAAGAAGCTCAAGCTAAATCTGGTATCCGAAAAGATCGGCGACGAACGCGTTTACCGCGTCGCCAAATCCGCCGCGAGCACATGATGCCGGAACGACAGCGACAGAGGGCCAATCCAGCGGTCGAGGCCGAACTGGATCGGTTGCCCGACACGCCGATCGTCGAATTGCGCAGGCGGTATCGCGAGCTGTTCCGGACCGAACCGCCGAAAGCGTTCGGTCCGGATCTGCTCCGACGGAGCATCGCGCATCGGATCCAGGAGAAAGCTTATGGCGGCCTGTCAGCCCCGACACGACGTCTGCTCGACCAACTGGTGAAGGCCGCCATGGCAAAACCTAACGGCCGGTTGGAACTGCCGCGACGGATCAAGCCCGGCTCGGAACTGGTGCGGACATGGAACGGCAAAACCTACCGCGTGATGGTGATGGCCAATGGCTTTGCTTACGACGGCAAAACCTTTGCCGGCCTGTCCGAAATTGCCTCCGCCATTACCGGCACGCGATGGAATGGACCGCGGTTCTTCGGGCTGCGGTCGGAATCGAGTAAGGAAGGCGCCGATGGCAGGTGAACCAAAACCTCTGCGTTGCGCCATCTACACCCGCAAATCCACCGAACATGGCCTGGAGCTGGAGTTCAATTCGCTGGATGCCCAACGGGACGCCTGCGAGGCCTATATAAAGAGTCAGGCCTCGCAGGGATGGAGAGCCCTCCCCCAGCATTATGACGACCCCGCCTATTCCGGTGGCAACCTGGACCGGCCAGCACTCAAAATGCTTTTGGCAGACATCGAAGCCCGCAAGATCGACGTGGTGGTCGTTTACAAAATTGACCGCCTTACCCGCTCGCTGGCAGATTTCGCCAAGCTGGTCGAGGCCTTTGACGCCAGATCGATTTCGTTTGTTGCTGTTACCCAGCAGTTCAATACCACGACCTCGATGGGACGGCTGACGCTCAACGTGCGCTTGTCCTTTGCCCAGTTCGAGCGGGAACTTTCGTCTGAGCGGGTGCGGGACAAGATCGCGGCGTCACGGCGCAAGGGCAAATGGACCGGCGGGACCGTGCCGCTTGGTTACGATGCCAACGACAAGAAGCTCATTGTCAACAAGGCTGAGGCCGAGATCGTCCGCACCATCTTCCGCCGATACCTCGACCTGCAGTCTTTCAGCAAATTGGTCGCCGATCTCGACCGCAGAGGCATCGTCACCAAGCGACGCAATACCAAGGTCGCCAAGTACAATGGTGCCATTCCCTTCACCTATGGCCCCCTCGCCTATTTTCTCAAAAACCGCATCTATCTCGGTGAGATGCATCACGGCGGCAAATGGTTCAAAGGCGAGCATGATGCCATTGTCGATCGCGCGACCTTTGACCGCGTCCAACAGCTTCTCACCGCCAACGCCCAGGGTCGGAAAATAAAGCGCTCCGAGAGCGGCGCCCTACTCGCCGGCAAGCTCTACGATGACCGTGGTAACCGCATGAGTCCGAGCTTTTCCAGCAAGAACGGCGTGCGTTATCGCTTCTACGTTAGCTCGGCGTTACTGCGCGGACGCAAGGCAGCTGCGGGATCGATCAGGCGTGTTGCAGCCATAGAGATAGAGACCGCAGTTCTCTCCGCTCTTACAGCTCATCAACAAAGATTCGATGGTGCACCGCTCTTCGTCGAACAGATTCACCGCGTAGTCGTCGCTCAAGGCCAACTGCTGATCCAGATTACCGGCGTCCCTAACGAGGATGGCCCCACGCAAGAAATCAGAATTCCGTGGTCTAGCAAGGCAACGGGTATTGCGACTGTGGTGCGATGCGAAAGTGCGCCGGAGCCAGCGCACAACGAGAGTCTGATCCAATACATCGTTCGGGCTCATGCCTGGATGAAGCACCTCCACGAGGGTACATACGTGTCCATCGAGGCGTTAGCCGAAGCTAACCGCGTTCATCCCAAGGTCGTCCGTCAGGCCCTTCGGCTGGCGTTTCTTTCTCCCGACGTTACAT